CACGTCACGGTAGCCGAGGAAAAAACTGATGGACGGCGCACGCGATGCCGATGCGGTCCCGCCAGGGAACCCGTCCGCGTGTGACTCAATCGAATTGAACGCAAGCGCACGATCTCCGAGGCTCTCAAACACGCTGGGGTGGCAGAGGGTAGATATGATTGCTGAGTCCGCAGTCGTTGCGAAGGGCTGCGGATCAACAGTGAACAGTGTCGCATCGATACCTCGATCTCGAAGCCACTCGACCGTATAGTTGATCGCCCAAATATCTCCATCCCACGTCCGCAGTGCTTCGAGATCATTCGCCAACAACGGACCGCCGCCGCAAATCGCAAGCTTGCGGCCACTGCATGAATCCTTTTCGATCTGCCGCGCGCCTGCGTTGGCAGCTGCGTTCGCTTGCAGCTGCTCAATCCCAGCGATGCACTGAGACTTAACCTCAATGCGAAACGGAGTCATGCGCTGCCCTTGAGCAATCCAAGCAGCACGAGGGATGCTCGAATGTTTTCCAACTGAGCGGTGAACGCGTTGAATGCGGTTACCGTAGTGAATCCGATGCCACCACTCGCCCCCGTGGTCAACGTCAGCGCCGCTTGCGCAGCGTTCGCTGGCTGAGTGGTTGGAGTGATGCCAAAAAAAGCGGCCTTTGAGCCGTTGTTGGTCATGGAGATCTGATCGAACTCCATGACTGAGGTCGCGACGCCAAGCGCTCGACCGGTACCTACGGGTGCTGCCATGTGTAAGCCCTCAGAGAGAGGGGCCGTATGTGGCCCCTCTTGTTGTTACGAGCCTTTGAGCAGGCCCAGCAGGACCAGGCTGGCCCGGATATTCTCCAACTGCGCAGAAAACGCATTGAAGGCCGCAGAGGTCGAGAAGCCAAAGCCGCCACTAGTAGCAGTGGTGAGCGTCAGCGCCGCTTGCGTTGCGCTGGTTGGCTGCACGATTGGCGTCACGCCGTAGAAGGACAGCAAGCTTGAAGCGCTCGCGCCCATCGTGAACGGCGAGCCGAGCCCGCCGATAGTGCTACCCGTCGTAATGGACGGTCCTGGATTTGATGTAGGCATGGTGTTCTCCTGTTAACCCTGTGCGCGGACAGCGAACTGACGGTAGAGGCCATCATAGCCGTACAGCACGTCGCAGCGAGTCGGCATCGCGTCGTTGTTGATGGTGTATTGCGTGACCATGCGCATCGACATGCCGATGTCTGCATCGTTGGCACGCGCCGCAGACTCGACACCACGAGGCAGTGGCAAGTCAGCGAATGCCAGCGCGAATGCATCACGATGGAAGATCAGGCCCTGTGGGCTGGTCTTTGCTGCGTTCACGCCAGCAGCCGCACCGTTCACCGTGATCTGCGCGGTCGTCGAAATTGCAGATGGAGTGAACGAGTTCTGGAACTGACCACCCGTAATCACGACTTCACCGATCAGCAGCGACAAGTCAGTGCTTGAGTCTGAGCTGTAAACGCCCGTCGTTGCATTGAACGTGCCGTAGGTAAGCGAGGCAGTGGCAAACGTTGGGCCAGGGGTTGCAGAGCCCACCGGATTGGCCGTGTAGCCGCCAGGCGGCAGCACCACGAATGTCTTGAGCGAATTGCCGTACTGCGTGCGGCTCTGCGGATTGGCAGGATATACGCCAGCAATCTGGATGATATCGCCCACCTTGACTACGCCCGTGGAGAGCGTCCAGCCAGTCGTCTGCAGGAACCCCGACTGTGCCCAGCCGGTAGAGATGATCGCCGGTTGAGCCACGTTCTTTAGCGTCGGCGAGCCACCCTGAGCGCCAGTGACGAAGCTCACAATGTTCTGATCTTCGTACCAGTCAAGGCCAGCGAACTGGCGAGCGATCATTCCCGCCTTCACGTAGTCACCGATCGCACCCTGCGGATTGAACAGTCCCTTTACGCCATCAGTGGCATACGCCATCGACAGCGGATCAAGGATGTTTACCAGGGTCTCGCCTTTGGGCACAGCCTCGTTCGCGAGCAGTGCTCGTGCGGTCGCGTAAGTCAGGTAGTTCTGGTTCGGCGTGCCAGGCGTGCCCACCGTAAGCGCGGTGTTCTGGTAACCGAAATAGCAGCCATCAGAGTCGATGCGGTTCGCAACCGTAGCCATCATTGGCTTAAGTACGCGAGTCTTGAAAAGATCCATCGACAGCAGTAGATCTGCAGTCGTGAACTGAACATCGACGTGGAACTGATTTCGCAGCGTGACCGGCACATAGGTTTCGTTGGTATCCTCGACGTTGAGGGCTGGACCGAACGTACCCAGGTAGCGAGGCGGGCGACGGATGTTGACGGTTGCGCCGATCTTCGCGTCTTTGATCGCGAATTCGTCGCTGTACTGGCGGTTCACCTTATCGGCAAACACCAGCGTGTTTTCGAGAACGAGCAGCCCTTCGTTTGTGATGTAGCTGATCGTCAGCAGATTGTTCGACATTGCGGACTCCGGAAAGAGGGTTATGCATCCCCCTTACCGGCATCCGTCATCGACGTGCGCGTTTCTCCGCTTCACGTTTCCGATTATGCTCGCGCAGCTCCTGGAAGGTCATTTTCGCCGGGTCTTTCTCCACGGCCGAACCTTTCCCATCCAAAGGCTGTATCGGTGCAGGGGCCTTTGAAACCGCTGGAGCCGCTGCAGAACTTGCGGCCACATCTGACAGCGATGCTGTCTTCTCTGGCTGCTTGTCCCACTTCGTTTCCAGCTTGCCGAGTTCGGCTATAAACCGACGCGGCGACAGCTTGCGTAACCGATCGAGCGTTTCCGGGGTCTTCGCCAGGGTGTACATGAGACGGGCGCCATGTTCGCTTTCCTGGAGATACTCAATCACGTCACCATGAACGCGATCCATCTCCGTTCCAGCGATTGAGCCCATGACATCGTCAAAGTCATCGAACTCAGTTTTGGCGGCTGCTACTCGCGCGTTGAACTCTCGTTCGCGTGTAGCCTTCTCTGCGTCTTGGCGCTCTTTCTCTTGACGGGCTTTTTCAGCTTCGAATTTCTTCGCGACTTTGTAGTCCGTTAGAGCTTCCGTAAACTCTGCGACCGTCGCGAAATCTTCAGCCTTCGGTGGCTTATCCTCCGACTGCTGCACGGGCCGCGATTTCGCTTTGATTTCGGCCAGCTCTCGCTCGGCCTTTTCTGCCCGCGTTTCTGCCGCTATGCGTTCGAGGTAGCTACGCTTCCCGAACTCCTCGGCCTCTTTCATCTCTCGATGCTTTTTCCCGATGACCTTGCGGACATGCTCGGGATATTCATCGCTTTCGTTCTTCTCAGGCGTTGCACCTGCGGGTGTGGTTGTATCACCGTCAGGAAGCTTTGTAAATGACCCGTCCGCATTTCTTGCGGGCAATTCTTTCTTCGTCTCTGCCGCCTTCGATTCTGGCGGCTTATAGGCATCAACTTTTCCAGTTTCATGCAGCTGCATGACGTTCTCAGATGTTACCACCTGCATAAATTATCCTCGATGACCCGCTGTTTTCTAATCCACGCCCTTCGCAATCAACTTGTCGGCCTGCTTCTCCTCGTGCGAGGACTCCATCTGCGAGTTGAGCAACTGCGCTGCCGCGCCAATCTCGGCCACGTCGCGGCGGGTGGCCGCATCGGTATCGATGTCGTAGCGCTTGGTCGTGTCCTCCATTTCCTTGGTCTTGAGCGTCGTCTCCATCTTGGCGGCTTCGATCTGGCCCTTGTATTTGATCTCCAGCGCCTGCTCCTTGACGACCTGCGTGAGCTGCTGAATCTGGCCCTGCAGAGCGCCTACGATGGCCTGAGCCTGCTTCGGCAGACCCTTCATCACTTTTTCCATGCCTTCAGGGTTCGAGACGACCAAGCGGTCTGCCAGCTCATCCGCACCGGCGAAATCCATGTTCCGCACGACAATGTCAGCGCCCGTCTTGACGATCGGCTCACCCAGAGGTGTTCCGAGCAGTCCGAGCACGGCTTCTGTGCCCTCTTCACGCTTGGTCGCGTACCCGGGCCCCGTGTCCATGACGACGTCATAGCGACCCAGCTGCAGATTGTTTTTCACTCGGTATATAGCCGGCGCAGAACCTGGCTCGCCCCCATCTTCCGGCGTGTTGATCTCCACCATCTGCGGAATGCCGTCCTCCCCAATGATCCGCTGCATGCGCTTGGTGTCGTAGATGTACGGGATTTGCTCCAGCAGAATGATGCCGGTCCACATGATGGCGAGCGTCTGCTTGTCGTAGTACTGGAAATGCACCAGATCCTGCATTCCCTGACGGCGCTGCAAATGCTTGTTGCCGGATACGATGCGGGCCTGGATTTCTGGGTTCTCAATCGGTTGGCCAGCGACTCCCATCAGATCCTGCTGCGCGCCGGCTGCGGCCTCAGTCATGCCAGCTTCAACCTGAGCAGGATTCTGTCGCTGCGGAGGTGGCAGCACGGTCATGCCGTCGGCAGCCGTAATAGGCTTGTAGACCAGCACCGAATAGGATTTCTGGTTGGCGTCATTCCACTCAGGATGACCCTCGATCTGACCCTCTGCAGCCACCCATGGCGCCTTTGGCGTCAGCGCGTATCGCTCCGTCTGCGCAGTTCGCCAGTAGTTGAACATGCGGGCCGGATCCATCATGTCCTCGACCATGCCCTTACGGCGCACGCGCCCGTTGACATCGCGCACGTTGCCCTCGCAACGGATGACCGGAATGAATCGACCAGGAATCGGGCCGTTGGCCGGATTGCCAGTACGCTTCGCTGCAGCGCTTGAGCGCTCATCGATTACGGTGGTGCCATTAATGCGGAACCACTGCACCTCGCGCCTTGATGTGTTGCGAGAAATGGGGCGACCATCTTGTCCCGTAGCAATACGCCAACCCGTGGCCAGCATCGCCTCTGCATCCGGGAGTTCAGACTTCAGCCATGGCCGCCCGTCAGTCATCATGTACAGGACGTCCGGAACTTCATGGATGCGATAATACTCGGCCAGCCGAATCTCTTCCTTCGACTCCCAATCAAGCGTCATGTCACCAGGTGCATCTGCCTTCCACTCAGCATTGGAGGCCCTTGGGTATTTTCGCTTGTACTCGCGGCGCTTCATCTTCTCGCTGATGATGCACCACTGCTGGTCCTCTCCCGCCGGCATCACCGATGCGGGATCCATGTACACGGTAAACGTGTTGCGTATCGGCAGGATTTTAAGCTCTTGGTCGAAGCTTTTTGAATCGATGTAGTCAGACGCAATGCGCCAATAGCCCCATCCACCATCGACAGCTGCTTCAACCCCAGTGTCATACGCTACGCTTGCGTTACTCAGCGTCTCGATATGCCGGATCAGGCCATTGACAACCGTTGCATCTTCAACTCGGGCGCCACCGCCGACGGGATGACACTTGATGCGAGGCCGCTGCTGCCTGAGCATGTTCTTGAGGCGCTGTACGAACGTGTTCGTGTGATTGATGGTCAGCGCTGGGCGCCCGCCAATCTTGCGGTTGTTCGCAATATCAGCATCCCACTGCTCGCCCTCGACGAAATTCAATGCATTGAGGTGCCGGATACGATTTTCGCTTTCCGCATCACTCCCGATTTTCAGTCGATCACACGCTTCCTCGAAGATGCCTTGATGGCTGGTCGCGTCCTTGTCGGAATCGATGTCTTCGGGTGTGGCGCTCATGTGTCTGTCAATCCAGAGATTCTAACTGCTGCATCTATGCGTTCTTGAAGTCTGGTTTTTCCAGTTGGTCCGACCTGTGAATCTAGTAAAACGGCAACCATCGGTTGAATGACACGGCGGATAAATTCTTCTGACTCAAGCTCCATGTAATCTGTTGAACATAGGGCATTAGCATAGTGTTCTCCGATACGGACCGTTATCGATATGGGATCACTCATCAGATGCTGACCTGGTCCGGAACAGTGCGCGGCTTCATCGAGTGCATACGGGCGCCCAGCCCGGTCAGGGTAGATCTGATCTGCCGAGCCACCTCATTGACGCGGTTATCGCTGTCCGTGTAGCCGATCTTCAGCGCTGCCGCCTCGTCGAGTTCGCGGGCGGCGTCTTCGATAAGCCGGTGGCAATCGTCCAGCTCATCGGCCGCCTGGATGAGCAGCGCCTTGAGCGCCTTCGGTGCAGTTGACTCGCTATCGCGCAAGGCCTGCGAGGTATTGGGTGCGGTCACTGGAGCCTCGAATTTCATGCTATGACATCCACGCTTGTGGGCTGCTCGGCCGTTGAATCTGAGTCACGTTCGGTGCGGGCTTGTTCTGCACCACTGCATACCGTCGCATCATGATCCCGTAGCGCGTTGCCGACAAGAGGTCATCCGCTTCTTTCACAATCAGGCCGTCTTTGCGGTGGTAGTTCTCGAACTCCTCGAACCACTCATCCAGGTGGGAGAAGACCTTGAGACGCCCAGTCAACATGCGATCGCTCATGTCGGCGACACCAGCCTCCAGGCCGTTCGTTCCATCATCGAAGGTGGCGCGCTGTGGCAGCATGTTCAACCCATGGTCCTTGTACTGCTTGGCGAGCTGCTCACCTGATCCCTTGTCGTGCTGCAGACCGTCGTGCGGCCATGCCCAGGGCAGCCAGGCGCCCCACGGCTTCACGCTCATGGAGAACAGAGCGGGCGTCTGCTCGCGCTTGCGGTGCGCCGCAATCACGTAAATCACGTCGTTGTCCCGGTCCCATACCAGCCTGACGCCCGCACTTGGGTGATCCCAGCCGAAGTCCAAGCCACCGATCTGCGGCCAATGGCCAGGGATCGGGAACGGCTTGATGCGGATCTCATCGGCATCGATCACAAACACTCGACCCGAACCGAGCGCCGGCAACCCCTTGGCACGCGCCTTCTGTTCGTGTGCTGGGTAACTCGCGATGATGGCGGCCCGCTGCTCAGCGGTGTAGTGCCCAGCATCGTCGATCGTCATGTGAGTGACGTGCGTGCCAGGCATGCCGGTGGCCGTCGGGTAGAAGCGGCGAACCACCGATGTCATGCCCATCAGCGGCGTGAACGTGATCCACACCGGGCCCTGAACGACGTTGGTACGGGTTAGGCCCTCGAAGTAGACCTCCTCCGGGCATTCCTCGTCGAACCAAGCGAAGTCGAGCGTATCGGCCTGCCACTTGGTGCGCCCCTGGTCGTATGAAGCCATCGTCAGGATGCTTTCGCCGCCACTGATGTGGCGGACCACGATGGAGCTGACGGCATTCGGGACGCCTGGCTTGGGCGAGGTTCCGAGCAATGCGTCTCGCGGTATTGATCCCGTGCCCCAACTCTCTGGCGTCTCAGGATTGCCCAGCAGCAAGCGCTGCACGCCCTTCTTGGTCAGCTCCACTGACTCGGATCCGCAGATGCCGCGAGTGGGGCGGTCAAACTGATATCCGTCCCACCAGTCTGGGTAGCGCCCCGTCATGTGCATGGCGACTTCCATCGCGGCGGCGAGGGTCTTGCCTAGCTGATTGCCGGCCATGAGCAGACGCTCACGGAAGGACGCGCCAGCTCGGTGAAACTCGCGCTGCTTCGGATAGGGCGCGTAGTCTTCGAGCCGATTAGTCTCAGTGAGAAACTTTAGCTCCGTTGACAGCTGCAGCATCTCCTTGAGCTGGCTGTCGCTCAAAGTTTGCAGCTGGTCGGGCGTGAAGTGCGGTAAGGCGCTCAATCAATTCCTCGCGAGTCAACTCGCGTTTTCTGTCGTCTGTGTGTTCGACTGCCTTAAGATCTGGCATCACTTTCGCCAGGAGAATTCGAGCAGCGGCGATCCGCTCTTTTCCCATTGCATGCTCGCCTTTCACGCAGGCCTGCAGCTTGTCCACGATGTTCGCGACTTCAATGCGATCACGCATCGACTCAAGGAAGGCGTGATCAAGCGGCTTGCGGCGGTCGAGACTCATAACTCCCTCAGGTATCCATGCACGATCACAGAACCGTCGGCCTGTGGCTCAGCTCGAAAGCGCCTGCAGCCCTGTGCGCGCAATACGCGCTCAGCATCATCCAGCGCTTCGGATGAGCCGCTCGAACGAGTAACAACGTACTCGCCCGGCGGTGGTGGTGTCGGTCCTAGGCTCATTGCCCCTGCGTTTTACCGGGCAGTTGGTCAAGCGCAATGCCCTCTCTACCGACGCGATAGGCGTCCCATGCAATCTGCGCTCGCACATCAGAGAACTTGTCCTCCGCATCTACGTCGCCGGGCACGCTGTAATGCCGCAGTACGCTCAGAAACGCTGCGTCGTGCTTGTCCAGCGGGCTGGAGGCGCGATTAGCAGCACGCTGCTGTTGCTCTTGCGGGCCCTGTCCAGGCGGAATGTGCCGTGGCTCTACTTTTGATTCCTTGCTGGGTGCGTGTGTGGTGGTCGTCATGTCGCTTGCTCCTGGGGATTGATGGGTTGCGCAGCGGGGCTGTTTGCTGCCTCGCGCAGAACCAAATGGACCCCATTGGCAAGCAGTTCCGGCTTCGGGACGTCATGGTCTTTCTGCTCGGTATAGGCGATAGTGAAATGATCGAAGCCACCACCGCAGTGCGCATGCTTTTCGAAGAACTTCGCCAGTCTGCGCTCACCTACCATCGATGTATACGCGTGCTTCTTGCCATCTGAATCGCATCGATCTGCCAGTAGCACAGAATCCGCCTTATCCGGATGGTGCACACACACCAGATACATCGTGTTGCCGTTCATGAACGCACCACAGCGATATCGCCTTCCTGACACAGGAGGTGAAGTTCGTTGCCAATCATGACCTGCGGGAACGAATAGCCAAGGCCGTCGAATGCATTGAGCCCTCCCAGCTCGACGATATCGCCTGGCTTCACATCACTCGGAACGAAGTGATTTGACAAAACGTATTTCGACTTCTTCTCGCGATACTTCTTCGGATGCGACCCTGGCCCGACTGCAATGACCTCACCTCGAACCGGACGGCCGTGACGAATGGCAATAATCGTCTTTGACGCATCCCACGGCAACGGCTTGATGAGCACTCGATCACGCAACGGGCGCAGGGTGGTGCCAGCCGGTAAATATTCGATGGAGTCTGAGTGCATAGTGTGACGTAGTCGATTCAAGTATGCGCACTATGATCCGATGATGCATACATGGTCAAGATCACTCCAGTCACTACGCGCCGCGGTTGCTTTTGACAGATCTCTGTTGACGGCGTCGGGCTCGCTCTATGCAGCTCTGAGGCTGAAGCAATGGACCTGATTGCCGCATCCAGCTGACTACCCCCTTGAGCAGCGTTTGTTCGTCACAGCTATGGATGATAGCCAGACGCACATTCTGCTCAGGTGTTGGGTCGCCGTCCAAAGCCAAATGCCGAGTCGATGAAGGGGCCAAGCGGGTGCTGCTGCTTGGTCTCTACCATTGCGTCACCCAGATCGGTCAGATCGACCGGTTCCTGCTCTTCCAATTCCAGTCTCCGGCTTGTTGAGGGCCGGGGATTTTATCTGCAATTGGCCAGGATCTGAATGGGCCGCTTTGTGCCAGCTGGCAGGATGGCCTTGGTGTTGTCCTCGATCACGTACAGGTCGAGGTAGCGCTGGGTAGTGCACCTAGTCCCATCGGGCACCCGCCCGATTGCGAAGGCCTGTAGGACGTTCTTCTTGGCCAGGCCTATCTGGTAGGCGCTCAGGTTCGGCGACCTCACTGTGAGGCCAGCAGGAGGCTCAGGAGTGGGGATTGGAGTCGAGATCGGATTCGAGATCGTCTTGGACGCGGTGTTAGACCGCGCTGACTCGACATTGCCGACGGCCGCCGTCGCCTGGGCGATATACGTGACGGACTGGCCGGCGACTGGATCTGGCACTGTCACCCTGGCGGCGCAGGTCGACGAGTCCACCGTCTGCGTCAGGGGCAGCGCCGTGCCCCAGTAGAAGCGGTACTTGATCGTACCTGTGATTGCCGATCCGTCCGTATTCTTGGTCGGTGGCGTGCAGGTAAGCGTCAGCTCAGCTGACTGTGCCAGCACCGCCCAGATACACAGCCAGACCAGGATCATGGCCAAAAACAGTGGCCGGACTTGGCGCCAGCTTCTGATGTCGCGCTCGCGGCGGATGGCGTCCCGGTTCATGCCGGTACATCGGTAGGGACAGGATACCGCTCCAGCATTTGCGCCTTCGAGAGATATACGATTGGCTGCAATGCAGTGACAGAGAATGGCCCCCACGTATTTGGGTCGAGATACGTAATCTCGATTCCATCCACTTGGTCTGCGGTATTCATCGTTCACTCCCGCTTATTTTTGTCGTGATGACCGCCTGCCTGCGTGACCCGATGCCCTCGCGAGAAGGCAAAGGGAAGAGAGAGTCACGCAAGCAGGCGGCCGAGGGAACTGTTCAACCGAAATCAGACGCCTCGGTTGCACGGCGCTTGGCCGAAACTTAGCTAACCCCTCGGCTCTGGGGATGTGCTCAAATTTACCACGCCTAGCGCGGCGGAGCAATGGGACGCCAACGGGTAACTCCAACTATCTTGAAACTCCGCGAGGTATCCATCCATGCATTTCGGTACCAATGCGCGTAGTAACAATTCTCGTCTACTCCATCAGAGACCTCTATCAACTGGTTTCTCGGTGCAGTATCGATCGGCTGCCACTCGCCACGCCGAGGCGTTGTTCTCTCGATTATTTGCGCTCCAAGCATCGCTAAGGCTCCGTACATCTAGGCCTCCCGAAGTACACTCTTGATCACCCGCAACACCTCAGTGGCCTTATCGGCCGGCACGCGCGTCTCAATGCGCACCATGCCGCTCTTGCGGTCCCGCTCGCGTTGAGCCTGCTTGCGCAGGCGGTTGCGCTCGCGTGCTGTTTTTGTGGAGATCATCGATAACTGCGATCCGTTGTCCCTTCCAGGGTCTTCTCTTCGACGATCACGCCGCTCGGATAGACGCTCCACTGTGATCCGTCATCCCCGTCAAGGACAACGAACTCCTTTCGCTCAGCCGCCCACTCGCGAGCGAACTTGATTGCCTGTCCGTTAGAGGCGCCGGCCGAGAGTACTTCGCCGGTGTTCGTGTAGACCGTTGCCATCTGAGTCACTCCGTTGCGTTGTCGATGGGCACAGATTACCTGTGACCGGTCTCGGCGTCAACAGGTGGATTACACTTATCTGGCGGCGGCCTCTTGAACTGCCCACGCAGCCGCAGGCAGTGCTCCACCGTGCTCTTCGGCACCCCCATCTCAGCCGCCAGCTGCTCCTTGGTCTTGAGGTTGCGTTGCCATTCCATGATGCGCTCGACCTGGGCGTCAGTCAGCGATCTGGGGCGTCCGATGGTGCTGTAGAGGCGGGCTGTGCGTGTCATTTATCCCGTTTCTTGTGTGAGATCACACATTTTCCGCGTCTTGCACAATTGCACAATTCAGAAAATCTGCACAATTCAACGCACAATGGGGGGGGGATATAAAAACCTGCCGGGTTTTTATCCCCCCATTTGTGCAAAGTCAATTGTCGTGTGCATTTGAGCATTGAACTGAGCAGAGTTGTGCATTCCGCTATGCGGGCGCCAAACCCATCATTGCCCCTCGATTTGCATATGTGCCCACTGCTTTCTCGACAATTTTCCCTGCCATACGCAGCCGCATGAGGGATTCGTTGAGTTCTCGCGTGGTGTAGTCCTGGGATATTTTCGCTTGCCTCATTTTCTCTACAAAGTAATCAGGGGAACGTTGACCAGCAGTTACCCGAATACGCTGACGGAAAAACTCCTCGATAGCGGCTTGCACAAGTGTATCTGCGGCATGGTTTCGAGCACCTGCGCCGTACTTTTGGGCGAAGGATGGCCCGCTCTTGGGCGCATCACAGGCGTAGGCGCCGTCGGTATAGGTCAGGACTCGGTAATCGAGTTGGCTGTAATTCGCCTTGCGCTTACACAGATAGCGGATCGCGCTGTCCGGCTCTTCGCCTTCCTCGGGCTTCTGGTCTGGCAGCGTGGTCCCCATGTACCAGCGCATGCGGACGGCGGTTTCCCATGCGGTTGAGCCTGAGTATTCGCTGCCTGCAGCCTTCGCTGGGTGCCCCAGCATGAGGACGGCAAGGGGGGAGTCAGAGAGGCCTACAAGACCTGACAGGAAGGCGGTGACGTGGTGGCGGTCATTCTCATTTCCGCCGAAGCACTGCCCGATGTTATCGACTATAAGGACGCTGGCTTTGTAGTCGTTGACCTGTTGTCGCAGCTCCTGGCGCAGCGGTGTCCAGGTGGGCTGCGCAAACTGCTGGAGCATGAGTGCGTTGTCCAAGCCAAGTCGTGGCTCGACGATCAGCTTGTCTTCGAGCACTGACATTGGGATATCCATGTGATTGCAGATGGCGATCTGGCGGCGCCACAGCTCGTCATGATCGTCTTCGCATGCCCAGAACAGGACGTTAGCGGGTTCCTTTACCTCATCGATGTACGGGCGCCCCATCGCGATGGCCGTGCCTATCATCTGAGCTAGCAATGTCTTGCCGATGCCGCCCTGGCCGGCGAGCAGCGTCGGGCCATGGGTGAGCCAGTGACTGATGATCCAGTTGCGTTCGGGTGGGGTCTTGCCTTCCAGATCAGTCCATTTGATGCGACGGCGTTCTGGCTTATCAGTTTCTTCCGCAATTGCGGTTCCTGGCTCATCATCCATGCCAGGCTCGCGCTCGAATGGGAATGGCGGGGCTGGTTCGGCGTAAAGTGAATCCATGGAGCTGGGGGCTGGATCAGGCTTCGAGTATTGCCTCGTCCTCGGCTTGGCCCACTCGACCAGCTGTGCCGTGGTCCAGCCACCCATCTCACTGGCGGAGAAACCTCCCGGGTCCTCTCCATTGACGTAGACCATGCGCACGCGATCTGTGACGCGCTCAATGGCGCGCGCCACTGTTGCCATGGCTGCCCTGGCGCCATCTGAATTGGTGGCCCACAGCAGCACGTCATTGCCTTGCAGCGGCATCCACGACTCCAGTGGGAGCATGTCTAGGGTGTGATCTGTCTCAGGCCACAGCACCACCTGCGCAGGCAGCAGCCGCTGCACTTGCTCAGCAGCAGCCATCGTGTCGACGACCACGAACTTATGTTCAGCCGTAATCTCGGACGGCAGGCCTTGGAGCGAGAGGCTCATGAACCTCTCCTAGATTTCGATATCGATAATTCCGGCGACGTATGCCAGGATGGCGACTCGGGCTGAGCCGGTCGCTTGGAGTTTCAGCAGCACGCGGCTGCGGTAGGTGTGGACGGTTTTGACATCAATGCCGAGTTCTTCGGCGATGTCTGCGGCCCGATGACCGTGAGCGATGCCGCGTGCGACCTCCAACTCTCGCTTGCTTAAGCAGTCGAACTTTTGAAGTGCCCGCGCTGAAACTGATGCCGTGACCATATCGACTCCGCTGATTCTTGTTGTGGGTACAGAATCTACGCCGCGTAGTCTTGGTATGCAAGACCTTTTACTAGGTAAATCCCTGAATTAGTCATTCTCCTCCAGCCACTTCTTGCACTTCGCCGCCTGGTCCTTGACGCACAGCAGCTCGATGGGCGCCCAGTCTGTTTTCGGGTCGCAGTCGTAAAGCGCATAGCTATGCCCATGCGATAGTAACGTGCGATGGATGGCGTAACGCCCATCGCCGCTGAACAGAAAATCGCCGCTACGCTTCCACGCCATATCGACAGCTGCGAAGCGACATCTGCGACTCTTCAACCTTCTTCGGTCGCTTCGCCTTGACGGCAACGATCTCGCGACCTTTGTAGAATTCTTTACCGTCAACACGCACGCAGAAGCGACGCAGCGTGAGCGGACGGCAGTTGACCTTCACCGTGGTCACGACCTTTCCATTGTCGTCGTACCACTGCAGTAGCTCGTCGAGCTTTTTCTTGATGGTCAATTTCGCTTCTCCATGTCCGCCTGCTCAAGCATCTCTGCGCGGAACAGTTCGACGATGCTATAGACGATCATATGCGCTGATCTGTAATCAATGCCGCTGCCTTCGATCGCGTTGACCAGGCGGGTTCTTGCTTCTTCGGTGGTCATGGCAGCACCTTGTTGAGCCAGTCGCGAAGGGCTTGCGCTTCGTTCTTGCCAAGCCATGGCTCGTAATCGTAACCAATTTCAATGAGTTCACGGTCTCTTGAAACGCTAAACCGTATGGCGTCGTCGTTGATGCTCAATTTCGGCACATCATTGAATTTATCGTCGCTCATTTCTCGGCCCTCGCGATGGCGGCGCGAGCGTGCACGATGACGTCTTCGCGCTCTGGGTCCCAATTGCCGCAGTCTCCGCAATTAACGAGAGCTGTGTACCTGTCAACCACGCCACTCAGCGCCTCGACCAGCTCCGCAATGGTGCGCTCTTGGTCGCGGGCGAAGTCGGCTGGAACACAGTGGGAGTTCGTATACCCCATTTCGGTCGCAGCCGCGTCCGTCCTCGGCGTATCTGACTCGCTCATTATTTATCCTTATACAGAGGCACGGAGATCACACGATACTCTGCGCTGTAATTTACTCCAGGAGTACCAAACGGATTGTCCTTACTGAAGGTCAACTTCTTGTTGTTGCCGCAACCTCTTTCGTAATACATGGTATGTAGCCATGCTGTTGCTATGCGTTTCTTGGTTTTCTTGGGCACGCTCATAACGTGGCCTTGTGGATGGCGGCGCGGACCTTAGCAGCCCACTCTGCGTTACCCGGCAGAGGCCCCTCGATATCCACCAACTCAATCAGCAATGCCAAAAGCTCCGGCGCCGCGGCTATGAGCTTGGCGTTGGCCTCAGCCTCTAACTTGTGGCAACCGTTATAACCGCGTTCAATTTCAAGAATTGTGTTGAAGTGGCATTCACAGATCGATTTGGCGTGTTCTGGGTCATGAGAAGTCCAGACGGCAGTATGGAATTCGTTGACTACCCAAGGTCTCGGCGTGTGCTTGCTCATTCTTCTCTCCCGTTGCGTTGCTGGATGCGGTTAGATTGAGATACTCAGGCGCTCTAGCGCCTGTAAGTGAGCGCCAGGAACTTCGACGCCTGCCTTGATGGCATTTGCGATGGCGACGCGATCAAGGCGCTTAGGTGGCGTCGGAGGCTCGATCTTGTATTCCTCTGGAATCGCGGACTCGTCATCGACGTAGACTGACGGCTGGTTCTTTTTTACCGCGAGCGTGAAATCCTCGTGCTCAATCTTGGTAATGCTGGTGGCCTGCATGTGGAATTGAAGATAGGAACGCAGGCTATCGGCTCGCTTCTTCAGGCGCTCAGCGCGCTCCTTACGCTTCTTGATGGCCTCTTCGATGTTACCAGCCATCGCCTCCATCGACAGGATGACGTGTGCCACCGCGACCGCCTTGTTGCGGATATCGCCTTCGAGGCCATCTAGCGTGTCCAGCACGACCTCCGGCGGCATGTCGTCGGAATCGAGCAGCGCGTTAAGAGATTGGAATTGTGCCGCCAATTCGTACAGATGAGGCGAGGCCATTAGATTTGCTCCTGCGGCATCTGATCCATGGACAGCTCGTCGCGGCGCGCAGCGTAAGCGGTTTTCAGAGACCACATGCGCCGCTCATCGCCGGCTTTCTTCGCAGCCGTCCAGGCGGCGCTGAAGTTGTCCTTGAGCGATGACATGTCAGGCGCGCTCGTGATGTCCTTGAGGAAGTCGTCCACATCGGACTGAGCCAGGGCGGGCCGCTCGAAGTTGTTGATGGCTTCTTCCTGAGAGGAAGGCACAACTGAATCAGGATCGAGCGACACCAGTTCCTCTGGAGTGTAGATTCCGGCAATAACTCCAGGGCGAACAGTCCGCACGCCCTCGCTGATGACGCGACTGCGCAGCATGGCGCGACCGTAGCCTATCCAAACATCTTTCTTCGTGAGCCCAGCCTTCTGGGCGCGCTCAATGGTCCAGTCAATCGTTACAGGCTTTGGCGACTGAGGGTGACGAAAGATCGCCTCCGCTTTCTGGTCGTTGAGTGTCGACCATTCGACGGTGCCGCCATCCGCCTGGAAGCGGGCCAGCATCGTATCCGCCTTCATCGACGGCCTACCGTTGATGATGTGATACGTTTGCACGGCCGTCATGGGATGAATTCCTTCTGACTGAGCCAACAACATGATTGCGATGGCCTCATCCTTTGTTTTGACGCCAAACAATTTTGAGTTAGCAACACTCACAGCCATGCGCTCTATCTGTTCGTAAGGTACAACTGCGTTCGTCATCTCTAAATCTCCTATTGACTACCGTGCTCTTAAGGAATACAGTACCACATCGATGGCCAGTTGCAACCGACAAATGAAAAAAGAGAAGCTCACACCGCCCCAACTTTTGGTGAAGCGATTCGATGGATTAAGGGAGCTGGCAAGGCAGATCGGCTGCACACATAGCCGGGTCAATAACTGGGTTAGGCGGGGCAGGGTGCCGAGTTGGCACTTCGATGAGCTTCTCGAATTGGCCAAGAAAAAAGGCGTCAAGCTGACGGTGAGCGAGCTACTGAACGGCGGGTATTACTAGTTACCACGGAGTAGGACATGCACGATTTCGCACGAGTCGCGCCGACGCTATACGCCAAGCAGCTGCACAAATACCTGTTGTGTCGCCTGAAAAATCCGCGCGAGGTGAATGATTTGGCGCAAGACGTGTGGCTTCGGCTGGTGCGCGAGAAGGACGATCAGAAATGTATCGACAGACCACTCGCCTACCTCTACGGAGTCGCGTCTCACATCCTGGCAGATCACTACATAGAATCAGATGCTAGGCGCAAATGCATCACGACCGACAGTGAGTTAGCAGATGATGCGGCTGACGGCACGGGCGTATACCTGGAGGACGACAAGGAGGAGCGCTTAAATCTTCAGCAACAGATAGATAGAGCGATAGCACAGCTACCGCCAACGCACGCGGCAGTGCTACTGGCCCACAAGAGGGATGGTCTCAGTTACGAGGAATGCGCCGAGAAACTTGGGCTGAGCGTGTTCACCATAGAAAAATATCTGACACAGGCAAAGGCTCGCCTGCGTTTGCTAGCCTGGGAGAGATGAATTGATGAGTAAGCCTACGAAAGACACTCTGACAACAAAGGACGGCATCCGTGTCGCCGTCGGACAGGTATGGGTGGACATGGATAAGCGGCAGCAGGGCCTGCGCAAAGTTCAGGTCTGCGAGATTGACGCCGATGCAGGGCGGGTGAAAGTGGTGCGCATTGATACCTTTAGGAACCCTACTTGGGTGTCCGTGCGCCGCATGCACAAGCATTCTAGCGGCTGGGAGTTGGTGGCGAAATGAGCGAACAACTCACACCCGAAGAGCTAGCCGCGATCCGGCGAGACTGGAATCCCATCTACACCGAGGGGATGGTGATTCACAGCCTCGTCGCCGAGATTGAGCGCCTGCGCAGCGGCGAGTTCATCTGCAAGGAATGCGGCCTTCGCAAGGACGCTGACGCAAGTGGGGTGTCGAATGAATTCTGAGCTGATTCCTTCTGATGGGCGAGTCGCATGCGACTACTGTCAGGGAAAGGCAAAGCTCGTGGGCGGCGACGTGATCTATCCGCATCGGCCTGACCTTGCATCCAAGCAGTTCTGGGCGTGCCTACCCTGCGATGCCTACGTTGGATGCCACCCCGGCACTGTGCGGCCCCTGGGTCGTCTCGCAAACGCTGAGCTGCGCCGCGCGAAGATGTCAGTGCATGCCGTGTTCGATCCGATATGGGAGCGCCGCCTTATGCTGAAGCGTCAGACTGACCCTCGCTACAACAAGGGCATGGCTCGCGGTGGACGTTACAAGAAGCTAGCCGAGCTGATGGGCATCCCGCGCGCGGAATGTCACGTCGGCATGTTTGATGTCGCTCGCTGCCTCAAGGCTGTCGAGATCATCAAAAGCGGTGCACTGGAGGAAGCATGAGCGAGCTGCTGCCCTCGGATTCGGTGCTCTCTGGATTCCGCATCACGATCAGAGAAAGCCTTGCCAGGAAACAGCCGGTAATCATCACCGCTAATGCACTGCTCGCCCTCGTCGAGTGTGCGGAAGCACTGCGCACTGTGCCGATCATTGCAGGAGAGGCATTCGATGATTGGGACAACGACCGCGACATGCGTGTGGGCAAGATTCTCAAGGCATTGTCCGGGCGTGCGCCGAGATACCGCAATGACATCGACCCGATACATTACGCTCTCGCCAAGCTGGAGGCGCTATGAACGAGGCGATTCCCAAAAAGAAGAACGTCGCGATGACAAAGGAGCGAACCACGCGTATCGGCTTCGGCCCGTGTGTCGTGCCCGTCGTACCGTATTCAAGCTTCACGCGCATGCCGGCCGGCATCGATACCTTCGCTATGTGGCGCGTCATTGGTCCAACCGTGGGCCGCAACATCGACCGCCCTCTCTGGCTTCAGTTCGTGGCTGTGTACATGGAAGGGCTTAATCATGGGGCTGGAGTAATGGAGGAAATGCGCAATGGCTAGCTGTGAAACAGACGGCCACCTGTGGGGCTCCATAGGTACGTGCGTGATGTGCAAGGCGCTCAAGCCTGCAGAGACGCCCTCCGCAGAAACGCAAGCCGGCGCGCTGAGAGCGGCGGAAGAAACCACCGAGCCGCAGCTTTCTGACTTCCTGGCAAAATGGGGAAAAATATTTGTGCTTCCCAGCGAGCAGGAGCACCTGGCACGGCTAGAACATTCGCATGCACTGCAGCTGTGGCTTAGGGCGAAGGTTGCCTCCCTCACCGCCGCCTGCCGCGAGAAGGATGAGCGGATCGACGACGCCTCGGATCAAATCAGGCAGTACAACGAAATCATCGCCAAGCTGCGCGACAGAGTGCGAGAGTTAGAGGTGCTGCGTGAGCAAGTTGCGCACATCAATGAGGATCAGGAAGTGAGCAATTGTATTGTAGAGGCAAAGCGGCTGCATCAGCCCAGCGACGGGAGCGACGCGACATGAGCGAACCACTCACCGCACACAAGAAGCGCCCGCTGGTCGATATCAAATGCTTGGAACTGGCAGAGCACTTTCTGGACTTCGACTTCCGGAGATCCCTAACTGACGAGCAACTCGAAGACGCAAAGTGGGGCATGGCAGAGCAATTTCAGGATATAGGCGAGCAAGCTGCCATTTCCCTGGAAGAGCAGGCAGAGAGGCAATCATGAGCGAAGAGATTCGGACCAAAGAAACGCAGCGCGGTTTCGCGACCGAATGGGCTGATGCGCAAGCTCGGATCATTCGCAGGGGCGATGAGTACACATTGAGCATTCGCGTACTTGGCGACCTTGGCTGCTACGAGAATTACTCGATCAAAATCACAGAACGTGAAGCCGGCGATGTCCGCGGCATATGGGTAGAAACATGACCGACTCGCACACCGCTGAAACGAGCCTTGCGGATCGGCTGTTCTTCGCACAGGTCGCGGGCTGCACTTGCCTGACGAAGACGCCGGAGACGAAGTATCACAAGCCCCTGTGTCATTTCCGCCTGTTCGTGGAATCACTGAAGCGCATCACTGAGCTGGAGCGAGAGAACATCGAGCAGGCCCGTCTCCTGGGAATGTCGGCTGAGCGTGAGCTGGCGCTGCGGGCAGAGATTACCGAACTGAAGCGAGACGTAGCTCGGTACGAAAACGGCCGCGTCGTTCTGCTCGCGGAGATCGAGGCGAGAGATAAGAAAATAACGAAGCTGCTGCAGGCCTCGCTGGAGCGTGATGTGCTGGTGGATAGGCTCGCGGAGCTGGTGCGTGACAGCGCACAGCTCAAGGCAATCGCCGAAGCCAGGCTCACATGGGCCATGTCATGCCAATGCGCGTGCGATGACTGCCAATGGTTCGATAAGCTGATTCGCCGGCACGTCGGAGCTGATGCAACGAAGCCAGCAGCTACGCAGGACGACTTGGCGGCGCGCGATCTGCAGATCTACGGGACTTCGTACGTCCGCATCGAGGCGGACGGTACACGGACGCGAATCGATCCAGCAACGGTGATGATCGCGCCACAACCGGAGACCGATCCGCCCGCCAGCTTCGACGCCAACGGCTCGCCGGTGGATGCTTGGCCGAAGTGCTCCGCCTGCGGCAAGCCGATCTATCTCAATCACGAATGCGTCGGCGTCCGACCCGCCCACGAGACAGACGGACGTCGCGAGGGCAAGAGCCCGCTAACGGCCGACAACCTCGCGGCCAGGATCGCAGGAGCGCCA